AATTTAACTAGTTATTTGTATTATAGTGATGCAAAAGTATTTAAAAACGAATTTGATATATATAAAATTTTAATATTTATAAAATATAAAAAATTCAATGATTTAATTGAATTAATTGAATCATTACAATTAATATATTATAATTATATTCCTTATTTAAATTATAAATATTACAATAATATGATATCAAATGTCAAAGTTTTATTAGAATCAAATACTTATAATAAATTTATAAAAATAACATTTTTATCTTTTTATCTTGAATATTTTAATAATATATTACATATTGTTTCGGATGATTATTATGAAAATATATTAGATGATATAAAAGAGGTTACTATAGATATTTCTAATTATTATTTTAATCTAAAAGAATTAAGACCAAGATATTTTCAAACATATATTGAAGAAAGATATTTTAATTTATTATCTAATCTAACAAATAAGTTACAAATTGATGTTGATATTTTTTAAAATAAAAAAGTAACTTTATATTTACTTTTTTACTTTTTTATTTTTTTATTTTTTTTATTTTTTAAATTCCTAGTTTCTTGCGGATTGTTTTGGCATCTTGTTTTAAACTTTCAATCTCATTTTCATCATAAAACTCCATATATCTTTGATTACAACTACTACAAATACGAACATTTTTCAATATCAAATAAGAGTCTTCATCAATTGGATAGCAAAACTTATTATACTTACCGCCACTATATGGTTTAAGAAATTTGTTTTTCGTTGTTTCTTTTTCTTTGGAATTACAAGGACCTACACAAAACTTTGTGCAAGACACATCAACAACAATGTTATTGTCATTATAAGACATTATTGTAAAACTTATCTAACTTTTTTGACTTTTATTCGGTTTTCGCAACAAATTATAATGTGTTCTCTTTCGCTTGTTAGTTGCTAACTGGCAACTAATCAGGACGCTGTGCGTGATTTTAGTTATAGTAAATCTAAATCAGTTTTTTTTACTTTTGTCATTTTTTTGTACATTTTCACTTATAAAATAGTACAAAAAAATGACAAAAGTAAAAAAAACTGATATAAAAAGTTTAAATAGTAATTAACACACAACGAGTGATGACTACAACTGAGCGTATTCTTACTACTTTTACCTCGAAGATTGAGATGGAGAAGGAGTATACTAGGAGTGAGTTGGGAAAAATGCTAACTGAAGTATTCAAGGAGATTCAGGAGGGTTCGAAGGGTGAGAAGAAGACGATGAAGAAGGCAAAGAAGGAAGAAGGATGCGAAGAGAAGAAGAAGAGGGAACCGACGGCATACAACTTGTATGTTCGTGAGACGATGCCAGTAGTGAAGGAGGAGAATCCGGAGATGTCTCGTCAGGATTTGATGAGGGAGGTAGGAAGGATGTGGAAGGAGAAGAAAGGGGGGGAAGAGAAGAAGGATGAGGAAGAGAAGAAAGAGTAAATAAAAAGTAAAAAAGATAAAAAGATAGTTAGATTAGTGTGAANTATTTTTTTATTTAAAAAATAAATATATTATTTTTATAAATATTTATATTTTTTAAACTTGTAAAAAGATATAAAAATAATGATAAAATATTATATACAATGAGTACTTTAAACGAATATTACAAAAATTTAAATATTCATACATTTGAAGGTCATTCTCAAGAATGTAAACCAGAAACCGAATTTTTAAAAAATATTGTAGATAATCCTGATATAATTAATATAATGGAAATTGGTTTTAACGCAGGACATTCAGCAGAAACATTTTTATCTTCAAATAAAAATATTAATTTAACTAGTTTTGATATTGGTGAAAAAGATTACTTAAAACATGGTAAAGAGTATATAGATAAAACATATCCTAATAGACACAAAATTATAATTGGCGATAGTTTAATAACAGTTCCTGAATTTTCTAAAAATAATGATCAAAAATTTGATATTATATTTATTGATGGCGGTCATGAATATAATGTTGCGCATGGTGATATTTTAAATTGTAAAAACTTAGCACATGGAAAAACAATTGTAATTCTAGATGATACTATAGATGATATGAATTTAATGAATGTTTGGAATAAAGGTCCCACAAAGGCATGGAATGAAACTAAAGAAAGTAATATTATTAAACAGATAGGTTCTTTAGATTTTAGTCATGGTAAAGGATTAAGTTGGGGGAATTATCTTTTTTAATATATAAAAAAATGATTTTATTAATATTTAAATTATTAAAATGATTAATGTTTATATTGATGGAGCATGTGCAAATAATGGTAAAAAAAATGCTATAAGTGGTTACGGTGTTTATTTTGCNGATGATGATTCNAGAAATGAATCAAAAAAAATAGAAGGAGAGAAACATACAAATAATATTGCTGAATTAACAGCTTTTATTAGATGTTTAGAAATTTTAAAAGACAATATTGAAAATAATGAACAAATTAATATATATACAGATTCAGAATATGTTATAAAATGCGCAAGTAGTTATGGTGAAAAATTATATAGAAATAATTGGAAAACATCAAATGATAAAATACCACCCAATTTAGAATTACTTAAAAGAGCTTATGAATTATATAAAAATGTATATAATATCAAATTAAATCATGTATATGCACATACAAATAAAGAAGATAAACATTCTATTGGTAATAAAATGGCAGATAAATTAGCTAATTTATCATTGGGAATAGAAAAATGTCCTTATGAAAAAACTTTTATTACTATTTCATATAGTAATAAAGATGAAGCAAAAAAATTGGGTGCAAAATGGGATTTGAAGAAAAAATCTTGGTATTATGATGACAAAATTACACCGGAAAATAAAGATAAATTGAATTTATTAGAAAAAAATAAAGTAAATGAATCAGTAATAGATATTAATAAAAATTATATTAATATTTCATTTTCTAAAAAAAATTTAGCAAAAACCTATGGTGCAAGATGGGATTCGACAGTTAAAAAATGGTATTATTTAGATTCTTTAGATGAAGAAAATATTATTAAATTAAAAAATTTATAAACCTTGCCATAATCTATCCCTACCGTAAGTATTAAAGTCGCTAGTACAACTACCACCAAGACTTCTATTATGACCACTGCATGTATTACAATATCTTTGTTTATTATTTCCACTTTTATATGATTTATGATTATTTATAACATTAAATTTCCATTTATTGTTTCCAGGAGTATATTGCCAAAAATATAATTCATTACCAGAAACTGTTATACCACCGCCATTATAACTCCCTTCCCAATAAACATCACCAGAAGCTTTACTACCTCTTATCCACCAACCATTATCCGCTTTTCCATATACATCCCAATCATTTCCACGAAAAGTATTATCCCATATTTGTACCTTACAATTGTGCGGACACGAAGTATCCCAGTTAATACCTTGCTGGTGTGCAGATTTTTTATGTGATGTACGACTTGTACATGGAGAACATTGTGTATCTTGATTGCCAGTACATCCACCAACCATCTTTTTACCAGATCCACAATTCGAACATTGATATTTATTTATACCATTACAATAATAATCGCTTGGACAACTATGACATGAATAATTTGATATATTTGTACAAGAACCATCGCGATAGTTTCCATCTCCACAATTAGAAGTACAATTATTACATTTGTCTTGTCCTACATTTAATTGAAATTGTCCACTGGGACATGAATTTTTGATACCTCCTTTACAATAATTACCTTTTGGACATCTTAAAATAATTGTTGCATCATTTGGATTGCGATAATATCCATCCGGAACATTATGTATTATATAATCATCTGTAATATATTTATCAGAGGTTATAGTATCGCATCCAGATTTACTTGAATTTGGATACTCGCCTTTTATAGGGTCACATTTTATTTCACATCCTATACCGACATATCCTGGATCACATTGTTTACATTGTGTATTACTATGTTCAGAACATGCTTGTTCAATATACTCTCCACTTTCACATTCTTTACATTCTTTACATTCACCTTGTTCTTGTTGACAATTTGTAGAATTGTTCCACCATTTTTTTCCATTTCGGTCTGGACATTTTTTACATTGTTGTGATTTTAATATCATAGTGTCAATATACGATTTATTAATTGTTTTAATAATATTATTATTTGCATCTGTTAATACAATATTTCCATCTGTTGGCAATTTAATGCTGTTTCCTCCAAATGAAATTGCTTTATTATTATTAATAGTTAATGTATTACCATTAATTGATAAATTATTTGCAACATCACTAGGTTTATCTGGATTAATTACTCCACATGTTTTAACATTGGGAGTATCAGGATTTATACAATCAACACTATTAACTCCCGGAGTTGATTTAGTACATTGTGGCAAAGTATTTTCAAATATTTGATAACATGTTTGTCCAGGATTACCATTTTTATGAACAGGGCAGATATTATCTCGACCAATGTCTAAATCTGGATGAACTTGTGCACAAGTTTTGCCTGGATTACCATCAGCGCCTGCTGGACATTTCCTTTTTACACCGTAGTAGTCTTCACCAACGACTATACCTGCATCTCTATTAACTTTTTCACAAGTTAATCCAGGAAGACCGCGTTTGCTCTCTTGTCTAGGACACTGTCCTGCGTCAATACCATATTTCTGCTTACATGTTTGACCAGGAACACCGTTAACACCATCAGGACATTTGCCACCTTGGTGAGGACATCTTTGACCAGGAGTTCCATCAGGTGGTGCACTAGGACTATCTCCATCAGGACCTTTACACATTCTACTAATTGATATACCACCCGGTGCAATACATGTTGAATTACTATTATTTTCAATATCTTTTGTTACTAATTCTAAACCATGTTTACCTCTAGGACCTTGCGGACCCCTATCCCCTTGATTACCTTGATCTCCTATAGGACCTTTCTTGCCATCTTTTGGTTTAGATATTTTTATTTCAGAAACACCATGTACTGTACCAATCATATTTACATATTCTCCATTTGATTTAATAAAGAAATCCGGATATATATTTTTATCTGGATATG